TGGCAATATTCATTTCATATTGATTGTAAGTCCTGGATGTCCCCCCAGCATCTAATACTGATACTGTACCTATTAGTATATATTCGCTTGTAATATCCAAATTTAGGTTACCTGTATCTATTACAGATACTATAGTGACAGAAGGTGGTAAATTTACAGAGAATTTGATAAGTGTAGTTCCAGTGACTAAAGTAAACGAGTTTCCTGATGTTTGGAAGGCACTATTTGCTAAAGCTCTAACTGCTGCTGAGTTAGCTGGAGTTGCAACTACAGCTTCCCACCATCTATAAAATCTTGAAGTTATTGTAAATAAACTAGAATCTATATCACTAGGAGAAGTTCCTGTATCATGCAAAGTTCCTTTGTAAGAGTGAGTTGTGCCGTTACTGTTTAGTTGTATTACACCCAAAGCAACTCCAGATTGAGTACCGTCATTTGGTGTATTAGACACTAAAGTGGTGGCTAATGTAGCATCTTTTATGTCTATAGTCGTTACTACACCAGAATTAACTGTTATAGCCCAAGTAAATGTAACTGGGGTAGTTAAGGTAGTTCCTACTTCTACAGTAGCAGCTTGTCCTGTTATAGAGAAAGAAGTAAATTCTGGAGCTATATATTCCACAGCTATTAAATTAAAAACTTGTTCTACAGTTAGTCCTGTAGATGGAATTATTTCGCCATTGACATATTTACCCAAGGATTTACCTGAGGATAATACCACAGGAATATCGGCAGAAAATACAAATGATGGGACTCCTGTTATTTTAGACCAATCTAAAGATGTAATCCATGAAGGATCTGCATAACTACCTGAGCTCAATATATCTCCAACTGTCCATGATCTATCTGCTGACAGATCATAAGCTACCCCATTTATGGTGAGAGTTCTTGAAAGCGGTACACCTCCACCTTCTATTAACTCGTCTAATTTTTGTAAAGCTACTGTTAGAGTATCATCAGTATTTATCCCTGAATAGACTAAATTAGGTCCATTATAGTAAACACATTCTGAAGATATTGGAGTACACTCTGGAGTGCAAGAAGCAGGAAACACAGATACACATGTATCACAACATGGTAATGGTGTATTTTCCCAACAAGGCATTCCTGGAACACATAATGACATATTAAATTGGTTTAAGGAATATACATAATATAATATGCACCTATCCCTGGTTGAACATTACTGTGACCTAGACCTCCACCTGTATCGTTATTTACTACAGATATACCTGTCATATCTAAAGTCGTTGTTGTTGCTATTTCCGCAGCAGAAGAGGTATTGTAAATTCTATTTTCAACCCCCACTATTGGTTGTCCTGAACCTCCAACCTGATCCCAGTCATTTCCATCAGCCGCATTTACTTTTATATTAGTATAGTGACCTGGATCTGTTACAACGGCAGTATGTGTGTGTACAGGAATTTGAGTGACATCTAGGATTATCTCATTTTCACCAGCAGTAGCTGATAATGTATATGCAGGGTTAAAAGCTGATGCCCCAGGATCTACAGCAGGGTCCATTGGTAATACTCCCGGTGTAGAGGTAGCACCTACAGCAACTCTTCCTCTCTTATCTGGAGTACCGTTATCTCCATTACAAAGATAAACATTCTCCCAATAATTTAGACCAGCCCCACTAGCATCAAAAGAATCCCCTGTTTCAGGGTAATTTGATATGGGACCATAATATTCTATGGCAGCATAGGGTATCATTTTATTGTATGCCTTATCTGTATTAACCAGAGTATCTAAATAAGCCTGAATAAGTTCATTCAAATCAGCCAATTTGACGTAATTTGTATCTATATCTATAGCTAAAGCTGCCAGATCAGTGTCTATTTCACAAAGTTTAGTAATTACAGCTTGAAGTACGGCATGAGTACCATCCCCTGCTGACACACCCTCCAGACAGTCTACAGTGTAGTCTGCTTCGATTACAGCAATGTCTGCCACTACAGCATCTATTTGCTCCTGTAGGTTACAAGCAGCCTTTATAAGGGCTGTAAAGAGCTCTAGGGCTGTGACATCTTCAAGATCATCTAGATATTGGGAAACTAAGGTGCAGTAATCTTCTTCAGATATATCTAAGATAATACCCTCCCCTGTCATTACAGAGGTTAAATAGGCCACTAGAGCATTCTCTACTGTAAGTAGGGTGTCTCCATTTTCTATTCCTAGAGCAGGTACATCCACTCCAGTGTATTTTACACATTTATCGGATGTAATATCTACACACCCATTATAGCAATTTGAACAAGCCATTTCGTTAGTTTATTTATGAATTAAAAGTTTTACTTTTGAGGCTATTTGCTCTATTGTATAGTTGCAAGCCCAATCAGAATTAATATTTTTATAGGTAAGAATCCTTTTATAATGTAATAAATCCCACATTACTGTAAAAGGTAATGGCATATTTAGAACAAACACAATGTTATTGTACTGATTCTTAGCTAGTTGCGTTAATTTGCAATCAATATCCTCCAATAATGCAGGAATTAGAGTGCACTCTACACAATTTGTAAGTCTTGGATTTAACATTATTTTTTAACGTCTACAGATTTTGAATAACATGAAGGACAAAGTCCATTTGTCAGTTGACAGCTACACCCTTGGTTAGCTCCACAACTCCTACATTTAGCCATTATTGAAAATTAGTTATATAATTGGTTCCAGAACATCCACAATTATTTAAGATGAAATACCCTAATTGTTTACTAGCCTGATTATACAGTTTATTAGCTGTTTCCACAGCACAGTTATTTGCAGCCGCAATAGCTCCCTGTATAAGGAAATATATTGAGCTTAATTCAACTTTTGATTGGGTTTTTATAGCCATATCACAAGTCATCATATCCAACTTCATAAATGCCTCATCAAACTTCTGTTGTAATTGCTCCACTCTAATTATGGTTTTTGTAACATAATTGTCTAGGGATGGAGAAACAGAATAAGTTAATGTATATACTCCATCAGGTAGAGGAACTAAATCCTCATCTACTGTAGTAAGACCTAAAATATAGGAATTAAAGACATTAAAGCTGTTTTGAACAAATACAATATTCACTTCATCAAAACCTGGAACACAGATAGCTATATTTGGTGAAGTTGTATCATTAGGATCAGGGTATGTGGAATTGTCTGCAATCCCTAGAGTTAGGGTATTGTAGGTGGGAATTACTAATATATCTAAAATTAAAGCCATTGTAAGTTAGTTTAAAAAGAAAAAGAGGAATAGGAATATAAATTATCCTATCCCTCTTTATTAGGTGTTAATCTAGACTATTGATTAAGGAATCAGTGTTGTAGTCGTAGTAGTAGTAGCGTAAACCGTAGTAGTAGTACTTGTAGTCGTAATACAAGTATTTGCACTAGTTACAGAACCCAGAGCTGCTTCTAACAATGTTTCAATTCCAGCAGATACTGCAACTGGTGCTGCAATAATTACCATACTGTCTTCTTCGATATAATCTCCCCATTGGTAGGCAGATTTGTCATAAGTATTGAATTTGATGTAGAAAGTGTCATACAGAGTTCCATCGGTTACCCAAGACTCAAAGTTCTCGTTGTAACCATTCATTCTGTATAAGCTCTTCAGGTAACCTGCTTGGTAAGAATAGTAATTCTTCTCAAGTTGGGCAATTTCAGCCGAAGTACCTCCTGGATAGCTAGAACGTTGAACTACTGTTGCAGTAGCCACAATGTCACAATTATCTGCTACAATGAAGTCAGCAGTTGTTGCTGGACCACTGTATACAAACACTCTGAACCACATTCTGTCATACTCTTGAGGGAATGCTGCAATATCACAAGGTTGTGCATATGCTGTCAGGGGTTTACCTGAGATTACAAGGATTGAATCCTCATCTGCACCAATTCTCACAAAAGTGAAGAAATCTGACAGAGTGATGTTATCACCATTTACTCCAGGAGCTCCTGCATTCAATTTCTCAATTAATTGGTCAATCAAAGCTGGAACATCAGTTGTATCACAAGGATCAGCACCACAATCACAGCAAGGAGCTTGAACCGTTACTGAACGAGTGAAACCATTGAAATAAAGGGTATCTAGATAACTAGAGTGTGCTCTCAATGTAAGAGTAACAATGTCACCACATTTTACATTAAATCCACTTACTTCCCATACTTCTACAGCAGCAGTAGCACAACCAGCAACTTTGTACCATTCAGTAACGTTAGTTGGGTTAGAACCTGCATTTTGCAAATATCCTGCGATTTTATCTGATTTCTTAGTCGCTTGTAGATAAGTGTTAGTTCTACCTTGAGCCAAATAGAAGTACTTTACACCAGCATCGTCGATGTTGGCAGAAGTAGCATAGGCATAAGTAGGTAGGAAAGCACCAAATTTACCTGCGGTAAGATCTTGTGTTGAGCCAGAGCTAGGTAACGTATTACCCACTGGAACTACAAACACGGTTGTTAGTGAAAAATCCATTGTTTTTTATTAAGTTAAATTGTTTAAGTTATTCGTTTTTATTAATTCTCATCTGAGCAGACTGTATAGCACTATTATTTTCTGTGTATTCTGCTAGATTTTGGACTGTTAAATCCAGTAATTCATCTTCCAGGTAATCAGCTAATTC